TCATCAACGGTGATGCCTCTGGAGCTTCAAGGAGTGCATTCACTCAAGGCAACATAAGCGCATACTTAATCATTAAAAACTACTTTAACATAGTAGATATGCAGCTGCAAGTGCCTAAAGCTAACCCGAGCCATATTGCCAGCAGGCTTATTACTATTCTGCTTTTCCAAAAGGCAGTGATAAAGATTAGCGATAAGACCTGTGCCAACCTGATCACTGACCTCAAGGAAGCCAAGGTAGACAGGCAGGGAAGCCTTGATGCCTGGAAGAATAAGAACCCAGACAAGTCTCATGCTCTGGATGCCTTCCGCTATTTTATTTTCTCTAACTTTGCTGAAATTACAAGCAACTTCAATCTCGAAAAGTATGGCACTATGCTGCAGTGATTGTTTCAAGGTCTGTGAGCCACTCAATGGCTGCCCTTTTGCTTTTTACATCGCTGTGCCACCGACCTACACCGAGGCAGACATAGTGATTAAAATCACTAAGCCAGGAGTGAATGTCATCGTTGAGCAGCTCTTGACCATTGACCTTGAAGGCTTCATTGAGATTGACCTGACAGCTATGCCTGAAGGATTTATCAATAGCTACGGTGGACAATACCATATCAGCTTCTATGAGCCGGGCAACAATAATCCATACATCTTCACTCCTACTGATGGCAAGGAGTACGACAGCATCTGCCTGAGCTTTGCCACTATTTATAGCAATGATGACAATATTGTAGTTTTAAACATTTTCGCATAAACCAATGAACAATGATTATCAATCAAATTGTGGAGGTAAGCGCAGAGGCTGCTGCATTATCGAACTACCACACGATGAGCAGCCTGATGACATTACTTCTGATAGCCTTCCTAAGCGCAGGCTTTTCCTTGTTTCTGGACTACTTTCTGGAGGATCACCCACTTGGACAGTGGTATCTATCCCAGATTCAGAAACTCCCGACTCATTGGGCTAAGCCACTAGGTGAATGTCCATTCTGCTCAGGAGCTTGGCAGTTCCTTGTCATCTCTTGCCTTATATTTAACTATCCATTCTATCTATGCTCAATTTATTTAGGCGCAAACCATCTGTGCCTCCTGCTGCTAAACCGATGGCAGAAGAAGCTTCTGTACAAGCAGAAAGTGGCCGAATACTTTACAGGGGAGTAGCCCCAAAAGACCGCTGGGATCAGATTGAATTTGCGTTCACCTCTGGTGGAGTCAATTACTTTAAGTTCGTATCTGAGGTCAATGTGCCATTTCAAAGGGCAGTGGCTGCCCGGGACATATTTACTGAAGAACTCTGGCAGATTAACCCAGACTTCTTGAGAGGCTGGAATAATGGCCTAATCAATCTTCTAATGGACAAGAAGAAGAAGGATGATAAGAAGCTGTATGAGATTGGTGTGATGGCATCAAGACTCAAAGAGCAGATGGAGATGTCTGTGAGCTTACTCCGGCAGCTCAAGCTGGCAACAGTTCTATACTTTGATGAACATGAGAATCCACTAGACTATCAGTACCCATACAACAAACAAAAGCTAAATCATTGGATGGAGCATAACGATGTTCAGGGTTTTTTTTTGAATCTGCCCGAATATGCCTATCTACCCTCTTTGACAGAATACAGCACGAATTTCCCGACCTATTTGCAGGCCGAAACTCTCCAAAGCCTAAACAACCTGAAACACATTATTGGACTGCAATCACTAGACAGCACAGACTCAGATTTGATGAGCAGTTTAGAGTCGCAAATGGAGATCCTGAGCGAGCTAAATTCCTGGTCGAAAGGCCAGTCTATGAATACTATTTAATCGTGAGCAGCTATATTGCAGCTCAGAAGAGTAAAAAGGGTAAGGGATAGATTTGTTTAGTTTTTCATAATTGCGAAAAGGCCATCGGATTCCGGTGGCTTTTTTAATTGCTATCTTTGAGCCATAAAGACAAGCTCATGGCTACTATTTCTACTAATGACATCAAGATCAGGTATGACATTGACCTGAGTAAACTGCAACAGGCCACTTCAGAGTTCGATAGAATTACAGCAGAGGAGAGGCAGTTGCTGGCTGAGCTGGGCAAACTCAAGAAGCAGCTTGATGATGTCGGAGACAAGGCTAAGAAAGCAGGCAAAGATACTGGCGATGCCTTTGGTGGAATGGGTGCAGTTGCTGCTAAAGTTGGGCCAGTAATAGCCGGGATATTTGCAGCGGACAAGATTGTAGGCTTCACTAAAGAGGTCATTGCTGTCACTGCCCAATTCCAGAAGTTTGAGTCAGTCCTTAAAAATACACTAGGCAGCAACAGTGCAGCACAAGGTGCATTGGCAAGCATCAAGCAATTTGCAGCAACAACACCATTCAGCGTTCAGGAGGTCACAGACTCATTCGTTAAGTTGGCCGGAGTAGGCTTTAAACCTACGATTGATCAGATGAGAAAGCTGGGTGATGTTGCCTCCTCACAGGGCAAGTCATTCCTCCAATTTACCGAGGCAATACTTGATGCCAGGAACTTTGAATTTGAGCGACTCAAAGAGCTTAACATTAGTGCCAGAACAGTTGGTGAGAATGTAATATTCAATTTTAAAGGGGTAGAGACACAGGTCAAGAAGAACAGAGATGCTGTGCAGGCTTACCTACTTAGCCTGGGCGATTACAATGGTGTGGCCGGAGCTTCATCTGCTGTCTCCCAGACTTTGGGAGGTCAAATCAGTAACCTTGGCGATACTTGGGATTCACTCCTCAACACCATAGGCAATAACCTCGCACCAATATTTGGCAAAGCACTGACAGTAACTGCTGATTTTCTGGGTGCGCTGGATAGGCTATTTAAAGGTCAAGAGCAGGAATTAAAGGAGTTTGAGGGCAAGCAGTACACAGCCTATGCCAATTTCTTCGTTAAGACCTCAGATGAGGCTTTGAAAAATGCTGCTGCCAATTCAAAGAACAGAATTAAAGTAGTTTCTGAAGAGACTAAATTGCTTCAGCAGCAGTACGATAAGCAGGTTGCTGACTTAGCCATTGCTGAGGCTAGAATGCAGGATGAAAAGGGTAGTGGCTTTTTATTTGCCCAAAAAAGAGCAGTAGAAGCAGCCAAAGCCCAACTATTGGAAAGCCAAGAGCTTGAGAAAGCCTTAATTGCTCAGAATCAAGCAGCCATTGATGAGATCAATAAGCGAGCCAAGGCAGCAGAGGCTGCTAGTGCATCATCTCAGGCTGAGGATAAAGCACAATATCAATCTAGGTTAAAGCTCCTTGAGCTTGAGAAGCAGCAGCAAGTGCTGATGGCTCAGCTCAGAGGCTCAAAGCTGGGCGAAGTAGGTGCTGAAAAGGTATTCCAGGAGGCAGTGTACAATCTAAAAAAGGAATACAGTACCAAGAACATTGGCATCATTGAGGCAGAGGTTAAGACAGCAGAACTCTTACGAGATAAAGCAGCAAAAGACTATGAGGAGGCGGCCAAGAAGGAGCTTCTAGTAACTAAAGAGGTAAAGATACAGGTTGCTGAAGAGGATAAAAATTTATATGACAAGCGACTTGCCCAGATGAAGGCATGGCAGAAAGCCTATGAGAAAGGGCTAGCTGATGAAGTTGAGGCTAAGAAAAAGGCTGAAGAAAGGAAGCAGGTTATTCAAGATAAGACATTTGAATTGACTGAGACTATTGTTGGAGGCGCATTTGAGATTTATCAAAATAGATTGAGTGCTGAACTAGGCCTCCTTCAGCGCAGATATGATGAAGAAATCAGGCTGGCAGATGGCAATCAGCAAAAGATTGATGCACTTAATCAACAGAAGGCCGAGAAGGAAAGGGAAATAAAGCTAAGGCAATTCAGAGCTGATCAAGCAGCAGCATCAGCAAGAGTATTATTCACACTTGCTGAGCAAATAATGAAGTACGCAGTAAGCAATCCTCCTGCTGCTGTCTTAGCTGGTTTTATTGCAACTGCTCAACTTGGCATAATTGCTTCCCAGCCTGTGCCTGAGTTCGCAGAAGGTACTAAGGGCAAGCCCTTCAAAGGAGGCAAGGCCATAGTCGGTGAGCGCGGTGTGGAGAAAGTTGTGACTGAGTCGGGCAAAGTTTACTTCACTCCGGCATCTGCAACCTTGGTTGATCTCCCTAAAGGCTCACAAGTAATACCTAACCATGCCTTAAGCAGGCAAGAGCTGTTCCTGGCTAACCACTATTCCAACCGCAACAGCAGCTCAGGCTCTCCGGTGGTGGGCAAGTTGGATGAGCTGGGCAGCATCTTAAAGTCATTGCCTATCACTCAGCTCAGCATGGATGAGCGAGGCTTTGAGAAATTCATCAGAACGCCCAGAAGGACAACTAAAATTTTGAACAATAGGTTCAGGACTGATTCATGAGGTTATTGGTTTAGATTAGATTACTGTAAAGAGCCTCTGCGATGCAGGGGCTTTTTCTTTTTACCTTTGCGATTATGGCAGGATGGAAATTTTATCTGAATGGAACTGAGGTAGAAGAGCCAATAGGCTGGGATGCAATTGAGTTCACAGCGGTCAGGATGGAGAGTCATGGCATTGACCAGCCATTCAGCACTGAGCTACGGTTCTATAATAAGGGCGCAAAGCTGATTAAAGAGCTTTATGACACCTACTTCATCAATGCCGAGATAGCCATTAAAATCACATCTGATGTAGGTTATGGTGGCTCAGTCTATGAGTTCGAAGGCATGCTCAATCTAAGCATATACCAGGAGCATAATGTATGTGACACTGACAGCTGGGAGATAACCGTAGGCATCATTGATGACAACTTTAGAGAGCAATTCAAGTCAAGGCAGGATGTGGAGATTGACCTGACCAGCACCACAGACCTTAATGGTGATGCTGTTGCTGCTCTGGTTCAGAAGGAGATAAGGCTGCATCGGCAGGACTTATACTTGCAAGCCAATGGCAAGAACTTAGCCAGCAGCTCAACCTATACATACAATGGGCCTCTAGGCCCGACTGCGCAAAGATTCGCAGTTGTGCCAACCTATTGGCAGCAGAGTGATTTTAAAGAGACTTATGGCTCAACCTCTGACACAAATGTGATATTTATCACTAGGGCAACATGGGAGACTACACCAATTTTAAAGAACAATGGAAGCACAACCAGAACTTGGAACTATGAAGTTACCATTGACTTCACGCTGACCAATAATGACACAACAGGCAATGTTCAGATTACATTAGCCTTTATTGCCCTAAATGGATCAACACCAGCCGGAACAGCTAACCTATACACTATTGACCTTCTGCCGGGTCAAATAGATAATATAAGCCAAACTTTTACAGGCTCATTCACCATTCCAAGTGGCTACACCATTTCTCTTTTCTTCGTACAAGACACATTCAGCACTGTAACAGCAGCGGTTACAGTTGATATTGCTGATGGGTATAAGATTAGTCTGAATGAAATCAATGCCGGAGAGTTCGCATCAACAGCCAACTGCCTGACCATTGAGCAATGGCTAAGGAGGTGCATCTACCTGATGACAGGAAGTAATGATAAGCTGCTATCCGATGCCTTCTCCGAGGCTGGCAATGGTTGCTATTGGAACAATGCGCTCACCAATGGCCTACGCATCAGGCGAGCTGAAACTACTAATAACCTAGGGGCATTAAAGACAACCTGGAAGAACACTTTTGAAGACCTCGATAAAATATTCTGCCTAGGATGGGCATTCGAGTGGACAGGAACTGAATGGAAAATCAGAGTAGAACCTAGGGAATACTTCTACCAGAATGACATCAGCCAGAGCTTTTTTAATGTAGGTGAAGTAGATCAAATGGCTAAGGTTGATCTATTGAAGAACAACATCACGCTAGGATATTCAGACAAGTGGAAGAACATTCAGCTCTCTGGTGTGTATGCCATTCACACTGACCGCAACTACTTCGTAGATAACAGGGCAATGAATGAGGCCAGCAGCGCAAAGCTGGACATCAGAAGCCAGATTATTGCAGAAGGATATGCGATTGAGTTTAGCAGGAGGCTCTCAGGCATCACCTTTGGCGGAGCAACATCAGACAGGCCTAATGACTATGAGACATTCATCATCTGGCTTAATCGAAATGAGGTCATTTATGATGACATCGAAGACAGTTGCTTCAATCTGCCGCAAGAAGTCGGAGCAGTTACATTTGCTCCAGGGGAAATCAGCATGCCATCAAGCCTGATAAACTTTAGCAGCTCACCACTTAATAACTTGTACAACATCTGGCACACGCCAGCAAGGGTTGCCTTTAGGTGGTGGAAGGTGCTAGGCATGCACACTTACGGAACTAACTCTAAGATGCTCAGATTTCAGGTAGGTGAATATCAGGTTGCCTACATCAGCACGATAACTGATAGCATTGAGCCATGCCAGCAGTATGCCACCGACTCAGATGTTTATGAAAACTCAAATATCTATGCCGACCTACTTCGAGCAGGCGAAAAAGAGTACCTATTTAAGCCAATAGGCATTGAATTCAGTTATCCTCAAAGTCTCTGCGATTTCTTAACTTTGAGCCAAGATGAGCAATACCGGAAAGTCAGGCTCACTTCAGGCAGCTTAGACATTCAAGGCTTCATAACAGAGGCCATGAATCAGCCAGAAGATGCTTCCGGTGGTACTACTAAGTTCACTCTGCTCATGTCTGCACAGACATCAGGAGTGGGAGGAGCATTCACAGACGGTTACAGCACAGGCTTCGACAATGGCGAATAGAACCAGAACCCAATTAAGCACAGATTCATTAGGCTTATTCCCTGACAATACAAGTCAGTTAATCACTCCGCAGGACTTGCGTGATTGGATAACCAATGGAATTGAGTCATTTGTCACTCAGAAGGACAAATCAACCTTTGAGAATGCTTTTTATGAGAACAGAGGCAATGCCATCACTGCCACATCAGGAACTACTGACCTAACCTTAGCCAACGGCAATTTTGTTCACATCACAGGCACAACACCTCCTGCAATAAACATCAACTCCTTTGGCTTATTGCCTGCCGGATCAAGATTTGTCTTGTGCTTTGACATTCCAGTAACTCTGGTCTACAATGCCACAAGTCTGATTATTCCAGGAGCGGCCAATGTAACTACTGCCGCAGGTGATTGCATAATGCTTATCTCTGAGGGAGCAGGTAATTGGAGAGTAATAAGCTACTTCCCAGGAGGAGGCTTACCAGTAGGCACAATCACTGGAGTTACTGCCGGAACTGGGTTAAGCGGTGGAGGCACAAGCGGAGTGGTTACTGTCAGTCTTGGAAATATCACACCTGACCCAAGTGGAAGCTTTACCAATGCAAATGTTACCGTTGATGCCCAAGGTCGCATAACTGCCGCATCAAGTGGTACAGGTGGATCAGGCATTACTGCCCTAACGGGAGATGTGACTGCATCAGGCACAGGTTCAGTTACTGCTACCATTGCTAATGGTGCGGTTGATATACCTATGCTATCTGCCACAGGCACACCAGACTCAACTACATTCTTGAGAGGAGATAATACATGGGCAACTCCTCCGGGCGGAGGAGGAGGTTCACCAGGAGGCTCAAATGGTGATTATCAGTTTAAAAATGGAGGAGCATTTGATGGCAACAACCAATTAAGATATGCAAGTGGATTTGTAGTGGCTCATAGCCCTAAGATTGGTGATAGCAACACTACTGGGCATTTCCACATGCACAGTGCCAATTCTGCCCCAACAGGTATCAATAATTACCTGACAATGTTCTGGCAAGTGGCTACAAGAGCCTTGGGATTCAGGTCTGAAACAGATGCCAATGTAACCAACATCCAATTAACTGCACCTACTGCCGACAGGACTATCACTCTTCCTGATGCCTCTGGTAATGTGGTAATTGATTCAACAATTCCATCGTTTAACAATGGAGCAAGTGCCGGAGAGATAAGGCTAAGAGAGGCTACTGCCAATGGAAGTGATTATGTAGCAATTAAGTCTCCGGCTCTACTCGCCTCTCCTTGGGAAATGACCTTGCCAACAGGAGTTGGAACTTCAGGCTATGGATTGATTACAAATGGTTCAGGGGTAACAAGTTGGGCTTATACTGGCTCAGACATTGCCAATAAGTACAGGAGGAACTTTACTCAAACCACAGTTACCAATCCGACAGGAAACACTAAAATTGAATCACTTTTAATTCCTGCTAACACATTTTCTGCAAATGATTTGTTTTTAATTACTTATAGATTAACATCATCGGTAACTACATCTGCCGTCAATGTATTCTTGGGTATTAATACTGCCGATTCAGTTAGTGGGGTGACGAATTTGTCTGCTGTTCATCTTCTTAATGTTGGAATATCTTACTTTTCCGCTCAGTCAATGTTGGTTTTTACAAACACAGGAAGCCCAAATTTAAGAACTCAGGCAATCGGTACTAATGCTACTACTCCAGTATTAACTATAAATACTATAGATTGGACAGTAAACCAATATTTAATACTTTATTGTCAGGCATCTGCATCAAGAACACTTACTTCATTAGGAATAACAACAACACCAATGTAATGGCAACCATAGAATATATTAATAACTCAATTATTAATAGTTTTGGCGAAATATTGCCAATAACTGAATTATACATTGAAACAAATGGTGTGTTTGTTCATTTAGAAAATTCAGTCAATAATTTTTGGATGGTTTTTATTGAAAATGAAACCACAATCAACGGCATACTTCAAACATCGGCACAGATGATATTTGACACACTAAGCAATGGGCAATCCTAATCCGTTTTATCGGTTTAAACAGGCATGGAATGCCGGGTTTTATCCGGATAACCAAATTATGACCGACCTTATCAATGAGATGGTTGGGCAACTGACCATTGACTTGCCAAGCATCTGGCCGGGCAAGACCATTGATGGGCTTTATTCTGCCATTAAGCAATGGGTCAAAGTCTATGAAGAGCATCCTTACTATGGCCGATTTGACTTCAGCATCCAGAAGATTCCTGATCCACCATTTAACACGGAGTATAACATAACTGTTTTTAATCCAGACATGGCCGCCCTTGGTCTGCCCGGTAGAGCATTTGTTGTAAATGGTTTTTATGTTCCAAGCACTAACATCGTTGTCAGTAGCGTTGTCAATGCCTTTACTCCTGGTTCTTTCTCTGGTTCTTTTGCCGAGCCATTAATTAATGAGGAGATTAAGGTAAGTGAGGCATTGGAGATTGTGAATATCAATGGCTCTGCCATCTTCCCGATTACCTACTCATTTAATCCAATCTCCAATGTTGCCACTTCTGGACTAGCCAGAGGAGACAACTGGTTTATTGATGCCAATGGGCAACCGGATAGGCAACCTGTGCCAAACCTGCCTTACGAGAACAGAAGGACATTTGAACTGCCATCACTTGATGGTGATGATGAATACATCGTAAGCGTAATGGAGCGCATCATTCAGGCTTCATTGAGTGACATTAACTCTGTGGCAACTGAATATGCCAAGTACACTATGCCTGATGGATGGACTAAGTCCATTGCCAATCCGAGCTTCACTACTTACAATCGCTACCAGATAGACTTTGTTGATGCCAATAGAAGGAAGTTCATTCTAGTTGGCAGATTTGATGGGCAGTGGCTATGGCAGAGGTTTGTATCTGATATCTACGCTAATTCTCCGTACAACTTCCTGAGTGCCTATTCAGAAGTAACTGCTCTGCCTTATGAGCCTCTGCAAGCTGGCAGATGGCTATACAATGATGATACATTCGACTTTGAGTTCATTCACTTCACTTCAGATTGCTATGTGTCTCCTGAGTTCTACCCTATGCCAGCTAAGCCTGGTGACCAATATCAGTTTAATGTAGTTGATGGCAATCTTACAGGCATCAATTCAGTTGATGTTGGCCTATTCAAGGAGAATGGAGAGCTTGTTCAAAAGATAGGTGAGGCCAGCAGGAACTGCTGCATGAGCATAGTCCTGCCCTACATCACCATTGATGAGGAAGTGCCAGCCTATGATGACTGGGATTCATTCATCACCTTATTAGTCGGGCCTGCTCCACTTCAGTTTATGTTCAGTAATGCCACAACCAACTTTACTGGCACAGGAGCAGCTGATGACATCACTGCTCAGCTTGGCATTGTGGCAGCAACATTGCCAGCAGGCACGGTAACTGTCTATGATAAGCAGGTGTTTATTGATGCTGTTGTTGCCCTGACTTGGCCAGCAGGCATTGAGGTCAATGGAGAGCTTGTGTTCATTGATGGTCAGGAGCGAGTGCAGCTCAACTTCTGCAACTATCAGTCAGCTGACTATCCAACCATCCAGACTAGGTCAATAGTTGATGAGGTAACCTATTACAGCTCTTACATTCAAGAGCTATGCTGCAATCCAACCCAGATGCAGGCAAGTGTAACCATTCCGGCTGTTAAGGCAGGATGCTATCGCATGGGGCTGTATAATGCAGAGGAGACAGGCGGAGGAACTACCT